CTACATTATTACGCGTGGCCTTACTGTCTCTTCAGCGGGTTTGGGAGTTTTTTCCTTCTTCTTGATTGTCACCTTTTCCTTTTCTGCAGGATTGTTCCTTGTTTTGGCAACAGGTTTATGATACTCAACCTCAAAGGGGAAAGCTGCGGGAGGACATCCCTGCTCCAATATTTGTACCACGATGTTGTTTATGCCCTCTTTCAATGAATACACCTTACACTTATGGCGGATTTCAGACATTTTTTCGTATTCATATTGCAGGGAGTCTGTCAGTATGTTGACCGTGGTAGGGTAGATACCGTCACTTGCTATTCTTTCTGCATTTATATTGAAAACAAATGAAACGGTGCCGTTTTCAAGAGCAGTCTGAGAATCATCGACATCCACTACAAAGTATTTATAATGCCAGGCATTAACATTGAATGGTATCTTCGAAGATTTAATGCCGTCATAATGGATTGTTATCGGATATTCTATTGTTGTCAGCTCATCAGGCAGGTTCTCCGGAATATTAAGAACACAATTGTATTGAACGAAATTGCCGCTTTCTGTATTCTTGCAGTTCTTCGAAGTCTTATCTATATCACAACCCGTCTGAGTGTCTATTTCAATGTTTACCTTGTCTGCATTCAGGAATGTCGGGAAATCCGCACGAATGGTGGTTTCAAATTTCTGATGTCTGAAAGCAATGTCGTCTCCTTTGTTCATTCTCAGTTTGAATGTCTTGTCCTTAAGTATTTCCAACATGCCGGCCTTCCCTTTTATCCTTACTAAAGCTTTATTTCCAAAACATGTTATGACTTCTTCGAATTGAGGGGGAAGAATCTCATCGTTTTCATTCCAATACAGTCCAAGGTAATCACCGTCTTTTTTACTTATTAGATCTGAAGCCAAGGTTTTTTCCGCTTTCTGTTTTACCTTGTAAAAAAGCTCTGTATCATTCCTCTTCACGGACAATGGTCTTCTCATTAAGTCGAAGCATATTGAGACCGTATCACCCTTACCGCATTTTGCCGTTAGCGTGTATGTTGAATCGGAGCTCTGCAAATAGCATTGTTCTATGTCTGAGATAAGTTTTGCCTGTTCTTTTAAATTAGTCATCGAACTGTCCTTTGCAAATACAGGAGACAGTTTTTGGTCTATGCCGTTAAAGAAATATACTTTCTGCTTAATGACAACAATTCCTGTGTTTTCATCATTCACCGATGAGACGAACTGTATGTCGTCTGTATCAAAATCCTTTCCTTGGAAAGAAAACTTACAGGCTTTACCGTTAGCGTCCAGCAGTATATGCCCGGTGTCCTTTTGCTTTTCCATATTAAGGTAAGTGTCACATGCCGCATAGTTGTTAAAATAAGGGAAGGCATTTGTATATTTTCCTTCCAGAAAGTTTCCGGAAGTATCAACAAATCTGTAGAATGTTCCTTGCCGGACTAACAGTTTACCATTGGAATAAAACGGATAGTCATGAGTAGTATTACAGCCTTCAAATTTTATTGTTTCTCCGTTCTGCCTGTATATTCCTGATATAATGGAAGTTCCTGGCGAGACGGATACCGCCATTCCTTCTTTAAAAGAAAATATTTGATTCTTTGATGAAATGAGTCTGCGTCCGTCCATTGCCCAGATTGTTTTTATACCCCCTGAATCTGTCATAATAGCATTTATTCCGTTTACAAGTCGTATTTTCTCATACGAAGGGGGGATTATCCATTTCGCAATTTGTGACTTTGTACGGGGGATAAAACGAAATGTGTAAAATGAAAATATTGGCTTTATGTTGAAAGGCGTTGTGAGTAAATGAGTTACGGACGTTTGGCGTAATAGAGTAGGGAAGTAAAGTCAAAAACGAAACGTAACATATGCTTTACATTGATGTTACATTCAAAGAACGTTTGAACGGTGTTTTACTTGAATAATGTTACATGGCGACTGAATGGTCGCCTTTTTCGTTATAGTTGTTCCATGTGGTATCTTGTGAGCCTTTTGTTTAATTATATATTGTTTTTAATATCTATTTTTATTCCATATAATTATTATTTAGTATATTTACATCAAAATTATATGATTATGGCAAAGGTTATACATGTGCATCTGTTGAATAGGAGACGTTATGAGCGTAAAGACTATTATTTTGCGAGTATTTCTGCGGTATATACCGTTTTAACGGCTCAGGACGTTGGAGCGACAAAAGGATATCTGTTGCATGCAGGACTGTCTGGAAACGGCACTGTGGCCACGAAATGTGCTATAATAAAGCAATCTACGCTTATACGTTGTACAAGGCACACAGATGGCAAATAATTGGTCTTAGAACGGTTATGTCATTCTGATGGGGTAGGGGATGTGTTCGGGAAGCATGTCCCTTTATTTTTTTGTTTAAAAATGTGGTTGGGTGGACACTTGGATGGACATTTGGGTGGACAAATATTGTGCTGTAAAAACGAAATGTGTTGATTGGGTGGACATTTGGGTGGACACTTTTAACATCAAAATGTGTGGATAAATAGGGCGGATGGGTATAAAAAGACAGAAAAACGGCATTTTTAGTGGTTTTTGAGGGGTAAAATACACTAAATATACCGTTTTCGAGGGGCGGATTTTATACGAAAGTGCCTAAATACAGACGTTTACGAGAAAATACATGAAATTTGTGTATACATTTCGTTTCAGTGGGGTATTATTCGAGGCTTACGGAACCGACTACGAGTGCAAGTCCGGTTATGTCTTCAATGGGAATGTCAAAAGGTAGGTAGTCCTTATTGTCGGACACAGCCGTAAGGCTATCCTTGTTGTTGCTCGGCATGAGGCGTTTCACGAGTATACCTTGCTCGCGTGTTGCTATGACATGACATTTGTTCCACTGTATGAATTTACGGTCATTAAGTATGGTACAAGCAATTACGTCTCCAGGGTTGAAGTGTGGATACATGGATAGACCTGATACTTCAATCATAAAATCTACACGGCAAAAGCGGAACTTAGGAATTACATAATATTCTTTCACATCTTTTTCGGTTATAGAGAAGTGTTCGTTACCGAAACCTGCTGCAACTGTTTCGGTAACCAGTGGGATTGGTTTAATCTTGCTTGTTTCTTTTATTTCAGTAAGTGGGATAGCTTCTTTTTGGGAATATTGCTCCATAGGAGCTGTTGGCGGAATGTAGTTTTCGCCTTTGGTTGGGTCTGTTTTCACTAACTCTGATGAAATACCATTAGTAGGCTTTTTAAGCATAGAACCGTTACCTGTGAGTAACCATTCTGTATTAACGTCTGGAGCATAAGCGAGAAATCTTGCTATATTTTCTTCGCTTATCCCGTTATTCTGTTGTAATATTCCTCTGGTTACCCCAGATTTCTTATAGAATTCGTAAGGAGAAACCTCTTTTTTGGCTAAATAAAGCAAGATATTTTGCTTTATAAGTGATTTTTCTTGTTTGTTATCTTGCATAAGCGAGAAATCTTGTTTATCTTTGCAGCGTGTTCCAAATATGAACAGCGTTCAAAGGTACAAACATTTGGCGAGAAAAAAGAATTTTAATACATAAAGAAAATGAACGACGAAATTAAAGAGTGGAAAACTCAGACCGTAAAAAATAAGGTTGCAGGAGTTTTGATGATGGACGGTGTAAGTTTCAACTATACGGAAGAGAACGGCATCATGTTTACTGCGCCGGAATCCTATGTCAAGTGTCTTGTGTACCGGTTGAAGGTAGTTTTTGGTTGTCGTAGGAAACCTATAATCGAAGAGTATTAACAACAAAAATAAGTGAGACAATGACACAGAAAGAATTTGAAGAACGGACACGGCGACTGATAGCAGTTGAAGAGTATTACTTGGTGGAAAATCTCTATATGGCTGCCGGTAATATGACTAAGGACGAGTTCTGCGAGGAGATACGCAGAATGTGTGCATACGATGGTGCCAATGACCATATAGAGTTGCGCAAGTGCTTGAAGGAGATTGGACGGTATGTCGGTGCGAAAGATGCCGAACTCGGGTACTTGAAGAAGACGATAACCAATAGAAATATGGAACTTGCCGAATTCCTGATAGGAAAGGCCTGTGCTTACGAGGACACGGACTTCTACCGTGAGGCAGTAAAACTTATCGGTCAGCGTGAAGTGACGCTTATGAAGTTGCGCATGGACTTGCCGCTTTGGGAAGAGGATAAGAAATACCTCAAAGAAATTTTGGAGGACGATATACAAGGCAGAAAGATTGCCGGATAACTGACAGACCGGAAAGACGGGTGAAGGCGGTTAGTTCAGTTGGTAGAACACACCAAACTCCAAACTTAAGGAGAGGTCAAAGTCCGTGGTTCGAATCCACGACCGCCTACAAAAATTGTAAACGAAAGTGATATGAGAAAGAAAATTGTTTTGGACCGTGGCAATGTCGCTAAGATAGCCAAAGTGATGAACTGCACACCGGAGATGGTAAGCAAGTCGATTAATTTCAAGAAGAACAGCCTGCTTGCCAGAAAGATACGTTTTGTGGCTATAAAGCATTTTGGTGGTGTTGAAGTAGGAGAGTAAGGAGGACCGGTTTATGACAAGGATTTTTAAGGAAGCCGTGAAACTGTTGACAGCCGTAGTGCTGGGTCTGGTGTATATGTGGTTCCTGTTGAGTTTTACCTGGAGCCTTGACGATATGTCTGTAGGTGAAAAGATAATGGGTGTAGCATACATTTTTCTGATGATGCCGATATATAGCGGTATAAAGAGACTGTTAAGGCTGTCATAAACGAAAGGGCTGTATGGAGTTTTACAAGAGAATATTGTGTGTAACCTTTGAGGAACTGACGGGCGGTGATAATCCTGTTATCACCCCTCAGACCCTCATGAAGAATGTCCAGCGTGGCAACATCCAGTGTGCGCGTCGTGGAGGTGGTGAGAACACGATAGCTCTCTATGTCTACTCCTCCCTCCCCGTGAAATACAAGATGAAGTTTGAGGCTAAATACGGCAAGCCTGAAGACGTGCTGAAAGCCCAGGAATTGAAAGACACCGTATGTATGGATGAGAAAGCCCGTGAGTTTTACGAGTCGTTTGAATATGATTTGAACGGTGTTCAAACGACGCTCACCGACAAGTTAAAGGAAGAGTATACAGTGAACGCGAGCGTACTTGGAATGTTGTGGAACCGCATGAACGAACTGACCTCGACAAGCAACGCCCTCGGCAACGGCCGTCGCAGTGACCTTTGGGATATCGTGTTCACCCAAAGCGAGAAGCTGCGTGAGGTGACCGGGCACACGCTGCCCAGAAACCTTGCCCGTCTGAAGGACAAGATGAACCGCTACAAGAAAGACGGGTACATGTCCGTCATCAGCGGCAAGGTAGGCAACAGCAACACGCTGAAGATAACCGAGGATGCCGGCCGCCGTCTGGTAGCCTTGAAGCGCAGCCGTGTTCCGGTGCTGACCGACCGGCAGATATTCGACACTTTCAACGGCGAGGCGGAGGGTAGGGGATGGAAGCCCCTGAAAAGCGTCGCCGGAATGAAAGCCTGGCTTAACAGTGCCGCCATAGAGCCGCTGTGGTATGATGCCGTCCACGGAGAGATGAGCGCACACCAGAAATTCGACCGCCGGCACAAGACCCAACTTCCCACGATGCGTGACGCCCTGTGGTACGGTGACGGCACGAAACTGAACCTGTACTACCGTGACGAAGACGGCAATGTGCGCACTACAGGCGTGTATGAAGTGATAGACGCGGCTACGGAGGTGTTCCTCGGTTTCTGCATCAGCGACACGGAAGACTACGAGGCGCAGTATATGGCCTACCGTATGGCCATACAGGTGAGCGGCCACAAACCATACGAGATTGTACACGACAACCAGGGTGGCCACAAGAGGGCCAATTCAAGCGGTATGCTGGACAAGATATGCCACATACACAGGACCACGGCCCCCTATAACGGTGCCTCTAAGACGATAGAGAGCGTATTCGGACGCTTCCAGCAACAGGTGCTGCATAAGGACTGGCGTTTTACCGGCCAGAACATAACGGCCACGAAAGCCGGCAGCCGTCCGAACATGGAATTCATTGAGGCCAACAAGGACAAATTATATACGCTGGACGAGTTGAAGGCCGCCTATTTGAAGGCTCGTACCGAATGGAACGAGATGGCGCATCCCGCCACCGGGGAATCCCGCATAATGATGTATGAGGACAGCGTAAACCCGGACACTCCGAAAGTGACGGTGTATGACATGATAGACATGTTCTGGGTGACCTGCAGCAGGATGAGCACCTTCACGAGCAGCGGCATAGAGATAACCGTGAAAGGGCAGAAGCGTGTGTATGAGGTGATGAGCAGCCCCGGTGTGCCGGACATAGAGTGGCGACGGAAGCACACCTATCAGCGTTTCGTCGTGAAATACGACCCCTACGATTTTGGCAGTATCCGCCTGTACTGGAAAGACAAGGCCGGCTGTCTCCGTTTTGAGCGGACAGCGGAACCGTACATTGTCATACACCGTGCCATACAGGAACAGACGGAAGGCGAGGCGGCGTTCATACGGTCACAGCAGGCAGCCACGGAACAGAACCGCATAGAGCGGCAGGTTGCAGCCAAGGAGATAGAATACGCCGAGGGCGTGGCACCAGAGCAGAACGGCCTCACCACCCCGAAGCTGAAAGGCGCACGGTCGGACGTGCAACGCCAGATAGACAGGCGCACACGCAAATACAGCCGTGAGCCTGAGGAACTGAGCCTTGGCCGTATGAGGAAGACAATAAGCAATATCGACTGGATGGACACTGAAAACGACAGTACCGTGGTATTCCTGCCGAGGCGTGTGGAAAAGAAGGTAATGAACAATAAATTATAAATAAATGGAACTGACAACAAAAGACAAAGAGCTTATATGCGCCCGCCTGAAGGCGTATGTTGACAAATACCCGAGCCAGAACAAGGCCGTGGGTAGCCTGAAAAGCACCAGTGCCGGTACGGTTAGCAACATCCTTAACGGCAAGTGGGAGAACATCAGCGAGGACATGTGGCGCAGGATAGCCGACCAGGTGGGCACTGTTGGCGGTGTCGATGCGGGCTGGCAAATCGTGGAGACCGGTGCATACCAGGAAATCACCTTTGCTTTGGAGGATGCCCAGAAATGGAGGAATGTGACATGGGTGGTAGGAGAAGCCGGCTGCGGCAAGACCACCACCGCCAAGATGTATGCCTCAGAACACAGGGAAGTGTTTTACCTTCAGTGTTCCGAAGACATATACAAGGGCGAGTTCGTGCGTGAGATAGCCCGCCTGGTCGGCATCCGTGGTGAAGGCTCCACCGTCCGCGAGCTGTGGAAGGACATTCTTGACAGTCTGATACAGATGGATGCCCCGCTGCTTGTGTTTGACGAGGCCGACAAACTGACTGAAAGCGTGTTCCACTACTTCATCAGCCTTTACAACAAGCTGGAGGACAAGTGCGGCGTGGTGTTCATGAGCACCGACTACATCAAGAAGCGCATCAGGAACGGCCTGCGCTGGGAGAAGCCCGGCTACAAGGAGTTCTACAGCCGCATCGGCCGCAAATATTTCGAGCTGGAGGATACCACTCCCAATGACGTGTATGCCATCTGTACGGCCAACGGACTGTGTGAGCGCAAGGACATCGACACGGTGATAAAGGATGCCGAAGCCTGCGACTTCGACCTGCGCCGCGTGAAGAAGAGCATACACAGGGTGAAGAGAATGAACGGGAAGTAACCATGGGAAGGGCATTGACAGTGAACGAGGTATTGAACAGAAAACGCCACACGTTTCCTTTTTCCGGAGCCTGGGCTGATGCCTTCGGACAGCCGGAACGTACCGGCGTATGGTTCGTGTGGGGCAACTCCGGCAACGGGAAGAGCAGCTTCGTGATGCAGCTCTGCAAGGAACTATGCAAATATGACCGTGTGGTTTATGACAGTCTGGAGGAAGGTGACAGCATGACCATGCACCAGAGCCTGCTGCGCCATGGCATGAACGACGTGGGACGGCGTTTCAACCTGTTGGATGCCGAGCCGATGGAAGAGCTTCAGGAACGCCTCAGTCGGCGCAAGAGCTGGAACATAGCCGTCATAGACTCCTTCCAGTATACGCAAATGAGCTACCGTGACTATATCCGTATGAAAGAGCATAACAAGGAGAAACTGCTGATATTTGTCAGCCATGCCAAGGGACGCGCTCCGCGCGGCAGTGCGGCAGAGAGCGTGATGTATGACGCTACACTGAAGATATGGGTGGAAGGGTTCAAGGCGTTTTCCAAAGGTCGGTTCATAGGACCGACAGGGGAATACACGATATGGAACGAAGGAGTGGAGAAATATTGGGGGATAAGATGATGGACAAACGGAAAATGAGGAGAAAAAATCTTCTGTATAGACTACGCAAGAAAGGAATACGGTGTTCTGTACAAGAACGGACAATATTCTTTCCGTACGATGGTGTCCCATTTGACGTAGTGCAGATACGGCGACTGTGCAAAGAGTATAATTTTAATGTTCAATTAGAAATAATATAAAGTATAATTTAGTTATGGACAGAATAAGAAGAAAACATAAAGACAATAGATGGTTTTATATGTGTTATAATATAAAGGAATCCATATATCGTAAAAAACGATGTTACTATTGCCACGGTATAGGCCGTTTAAATGTATCGGATGGAATCAAGACCTTTTTTGAAGATTGTCCTATCTGTAAAGGTCGCGGTAAGGTGGATGTAATAGTAACTATTGAATATAAACCCATTGAAGATATGGTTTATGTTCAAGATGTTTAGCAAGGGCGGTTTATAGGACTGACAGGAGCATACACGATATGGACCGAAGGAGCGGAAATATATTGGGGACAAAAGTAAGAAACGATATAAATTATAAAACATATATTATGAAAAAGAAAGTATATATAGCCGGAAAAATAGGTGAAGACTATCCAAGTGAAGCCACCCTCAGGAAGTTTGAGAGAGCGGAACAGTCGCTTCAATCAAAAGGTTACGATGTCTTCAATCCGACACGCAGCGGTCTTGGGGCAAGGGCAGAGGCATTGGCAAAGGAAAAAGGAACTGATTTCTACCGGGAAATCATGTTGCTTGATTTGGAAGCACTTGCCGGTTGCGATGCCATCTGCATGTTACCGGATTGGGTTGAAAGTCCCGGAGCGGAAGTGGAATTCCGTTTTGCACAGGCAGTAGGTTTGGAAGTAATTTATAAGAACTATGACAAAGATGAGTAAGACAAGGCAAATGCTTGAGCTGAGCAGTCCGACCATAAAGACCAGCCATGAGCATTTTATGGGACTTGTGCAACAATGTAACTATTGCCAGGGAAACGGCTGGTTCTGGGGTCTGGATGAATGTCATGAATCCGTAAAGATTCCGTGTCCCATTTGTGGCGGTACTGGAAAAGTGATACCAGAGATAACAGTGGAGTGGAAACAAATTTAAAAATAAGATTATGAATAATCTAAAAATGAAAACCGGTGTAGTGGTAATGACCTTGACTTCTTCCGTTTATATGGGAAACATCCGGAGAACTTACAGGTCGCGTATCGGATTCGAATGTGAAATGATTCTTAACGGCAAATGACATGGCACAGGAAGTAACCAACTATGCGCGTTTTTACACTCTGTTGAACCGTATACCGTATAGAGGTGACAAGGAAGACTTGAAGTGCAGCCTTGTGTCGGAGTTCAGCCACGGACGGACATGTAGTCTTAAGGAGATAACACGGCAGGAGTATAGCGCCATGTGCGCCGCCATGGAGCGCATGACACCGGCACAAGAGCAATGGAAAGAAGAACGCAGACAGGCAAGGAGCGTATGTCTGAAACTGATGCAGCAGACAGGTGTTGATACCACCGATTGGGACACAGTGAACCGCTTTTGCATGAGTCCGAAGATTGCAGGCGTGGAGTTCCGTGAGTTGGATATTGAAGACCTTGGCCGCCTGTCGTCGAAACTTCGTATGATATTGAAAAAGCAGAAAGACAAACAACATTAATGACCTTTTAATTTTCACAATTATGGCAACAAAGAGACAGAAGAAAACAGTGATTACGGGAGTGACCCGTGATGAAGCGGAACAGGCATTTGCCAGCTATGCAAAGTCCGACGCAAGTATCAACAAGATTAATGCGGACATCGACCTGCAATGTGCGAAAATCCGTGAGAAGTACCAGGACAAACTGGCGAGCCTGGCATGTGACCGCGAGTGCGCTTTTGACACGCTGCAGGCATACGCCACCGAGAACCAGACGGAACTGTTCGCGAAGAAGAAAAGCCTCGATATGGCTCACGGCACAATCGGTTTCCGTACCGGTACGCCGAAGCTGAAGACGCTGAAAGGCTTCACATGGGCGAGTGCGCTGAACCTTGTCAAAGAGTTCCTGCCTGACTTTATCCGCAAGACAGAGGAAGTGGCCAAAGACAAGCTGCTTGCCGACCGCGATGTTGAAGGCATGAGCGACAAGATGGCAAAATGCGGTATATTGGTGACACAGGACGAAACATTCTACGTAGAGCCTAAGCAGGAGGAAAGTGCCTGATTATTATATTGTAACACGCTTTTGTTCAAAGTACAAACAGAAAATGAGGCATTTGTAACGGAATGCCTCATTTTTTTGTAGGAATACGCAGGAAAACAGATACCTTTGCATCATGCCACGCGGTAGGAACAAAGAACTTCTTTCGTCCAGAGACCTCAAAATGTTTGAGCGTTACTACTATTGGACTGAAATCCGTCGCTTGCGTTTCGATGATACCATCAAGAAACTGAGCGAGGAAGAGTTCTTCGTGTCCGAGAGCCGTGTGATGCAGATAATCCGCCGCATGCTACAGAGCGGCGCCACCGTGGACGGCAAACGCATAGAACGCCCCATGTTCACAGGCTTTAAGGTCACTTCAAAGTCTTCCCCATTGAAATCACGACCTTGCGTGGAGCGGCAGCTGTCACTGTTTCCCGAATAATGTCCTTGACCGAGACCGAGTACAGCATCTCGTAGACTTTGATGCCATGGCTCCATGTGTAGAATTTCGACTTTTCCCGTATGAGTTCCCCGTCCTTCACCGGCCGGAAGCACTGCATGGCGCGATGCAGCCTGTCCACCATTTCCGACCGTTCCATCATAGCCTCCATGTTCCCGGAACCATAGTGCGTGTCATCGTAGCAGTCTATGACGAGACGGACACTGATTTTCGCCTTTCCCTTCTGGCTTTTGCCCGCGATGTTCTCCCATTCCGTTTCCGGCATGTCGATGAGTACACACGGAAACGTGACAGGATACGTGTCCATATCCTCCTTGTCGATTGCCTCCAATTGTCCGTAGTCCTCATCAACCAAAGACAATTCCGGCATTTCCTCCTTTATGCGGTTAATGAGATGATAAAGCAATAATTCCATCCTTTATTTTTTGAATCGATTCGTTGATAATCCTGTTGACTTTGGTGCGTAGCTCGGCAGAATCGCCCATAAACTGTCGCCGTGGGATGTGTGCGTGTACGGTGATGTTCTTTTTCCTTGTCAGTGCCAGCCCTTTCCATTTTTCTGCTTCAGCAGGCAGTTCCTTGGGCAATTTGCCTTTCCCTTTGATACCGGCAAGCGAGTAGACCATGTGCCAGGCATATTTACGCATACGTCCGGTGATTGTCGGGTGCGTGGTAATGTCACCGCCGTCATTGTGTATGGCGGCATACGGCACAGGGTTCTCGATGGTGACTTGTCCCGGTGATGTTGAAGCCTGGACGGAACGCATCATGTGGTTGCGTCTGGACGTGAGCGGTCCGTATTTGGCATCGGGCGAATTGCTGTCCTGTCTCCGGGTGCGTTCCCATGGATGCAGCCCGTTGTCAAGCCATCCGCCGTCCCGGAAATTCTGTTTGAAGTGGTTTACAGCCACGACACCGACCTTTCTTGGCAACCGGTCATTGACCTCCTTTATAATGTCATTCTTGGCCTTACAGACCAGTTTTTCTATATCTTTTGCGTCCATGACAATAGTATTTTGGCTGTTTATGCTTATTATTGGAAATAAATTGTTACTTTTGCAGCGAGAGTAGTCCCTTATCTATGTTGGATTGTATTTCCAGCCGTGATTTGGGGCTATTTCTCTTTTAATCCGATAAGAATACTCTCACCGTCAGATATGCTGTATAGTATTTTTGTCCCATCCTGGTATTCTTTTACGACAATCCAACTTCTGTCTCCCTGTATCCTTGTTTCAAAGATATGTACCCATTTGCTTCCGGGCTTTGTGCTTTTATCTTGCTTGTGCCCCAAATAAGAGGACTGTTTAAGAACCTCGTCGATATAGAGAAGCATCCTGTTTTTCTCAGCATAATGTATATGCGGCTGATTGGTCCATTCATCTATACTTCGTCTTGAGATAGCGATTTTGCCATTAAAGTCGGGATGTGAAAGGGAAGAGCCCTGAAGCGTCAGTCTTGCCTTTTTCTTTATATCTTTTATCTCCCCTTTTTCAGTACCATACAGGCATCCGTCAATGAACGGACAGTTGTAACAGTCTTTCTGCCTATTGGTGAACCACGTCTTCACCCTGTTCTTGAATCCGCTTTTTTTGTATGCGAAACATCGGCTGCATTTGTCCGGGAAATAAGGGTGCCTGTCGGAGAACGTATGCCCGTCCTTACCCGGATTGTTCTCCAGTCCGCGATGCGGTACGGTTGGTTCCAGGTCAGCAGGATGGTTCACCGGCTCATCCGTCGCCTCCAGCGAGCATTTACAGTTCCACCGGTCGCCCGGATGATGTCCGTTCCAGAACGGGTCGTCGACAGGCAATGTAAGTTTCATCTGCCAGTACCGGCGGTGCGAGCTTTCCGGTTCCGGTGACGTGGTGGGCATCCATCTGAGATTGGGCAGTATGTCCTTGTTACGCTCGAACTCCCTCCAGTCAGCCGCCGCATGGGCGCGTATGACCGCCGTATCATATTCCGTGCGCAGCCATGAACCCACCTGATGGGAAGTTATGCCGGATACGTCATGCAGCCACTTGTCAAACGGTTTCAGATTACCGTCTTTGTCGATGAGCTTTGCCGCCATATCCTCACCCATCATGTGTACCTTGAATGCAGCGAACACCTCATTGGAATGACGCAGGTTTTGATAGAATAGACGGTCATGCGTTGGCGGTGTCTTTGCCCTGGCAAGTCCCTCCACCGTCCCCTCGTTGATGACACGCAGCACCTCACGCCATAAGGCGTCATCCACATTCCCGGAAGTGTCAAATCCGTTGTATACCTTGCGCATGAAAGCATCAAGAACGTCCGCGTCAAGCCGGACGGCGGCATTGTTCCTGACATGACGTCCACAGTCGCAATGACAGTCGCCGTAATATAGCGTGTCAATCAGAAGTCTGTGTCCGCCCCGGTAACCGGGGCTATCCCGAAAAAACTCCTCAAACGGTTTTTGAACGCCTTTTTATCACCGTTCAAATCCTCCTTTCCCGGCTTGTCCTCCTTGTCATCCAGGCTCCTGCGTATAGCCTCCCTCTGTGCCAGGGCGTCCGCTTTCTGTCTGTCATAGTCCTTCGGCTTCTCCACTCCGAATGTCTCATAGAGCCAGTCATCATCCATCGGCAGTCCCATGCTTTGCAGCTTCTGTACGATGTCAATCTGCTGTGACGGAATGATTTTGTCCTTTTTGGCATAGACGAACTCCCCGCCTACGACATCATATCCGAGGTTCGCGAAAATGGGGCGCATGTCGTAGTTGAGGATGTCCAGAATGAAGTCTCGGTCATCCGCGTTCATGTCGTCCTCCTCCTCCTTGTGTACCTCTCCAAGAGCCTGCGTCCCCGTCTCCTTGGCATCCGTAGTGAGTGTGTTTCCCAGCACACGTATGGATATTTTGCTGTCCCAATAGTCCGCGAATGTCTTGTACAGGTCAGACGACCCTGTCTTGTTTCCGGCTTCAATCAGAGTAAGCTCACTGTCCTTTGGGTGGATATACACGGCGTTCGTACCCTGCCGTCTTGCCTCCTGGATGAGCCTTTTGCGTGCCGTCTCGTCCCCGGCATCGTACGTGTACTCTCGGATGGGCATGCCGAAGATGTTGCAGAACTGCGCCCAATCAGCCATATCCCCGCGTTTGTAAAGCACGGCAGGCATCAGCTCTGCGAAGATACCCAGCCCACGTTCGGTCCCCACGAACAGACAGTTCCCGAAGTTCTCGATTGGTATTCCGTCCTGGTCGTTCTGGAATTTGAGCAAGGTCTTCCGTACCGGGTCGTAATGCTTTCGGTCAATGAGGTCGTACCTTATGTTGTTGTCCCCGTCAAGGTAGAACTGTACCAGCGTGAATCCCCAGAACTCCGACATGATGAGGTCCTTGCGTAGCCTCTTGAACCACGGCGAGCGCAGCTGCGCGTTGATGACCTCGTCCGGCTCACCGTTGCGCTGGAACTCGATGGGCAGCCGCGTGACACCGCGCAGCCGCTTGGCGAGCACACCGGCGAGATGGAGGTCGAGTGTTGCGGACTCGTACATGTCGAACAGCCGTGTCCTGTTGGAATAGTCTATGCTTTTTGCCCGTGTTACCGAACTCATGTATGCGTTCATGTCGAAGAGGAATATCTCCGGCATCTGCAGCACCACATCCGGCAGTCTCTGCCCGTTCGGGACACGCATCCCTCCCTGGACAATCTGCCTGGTACCTTTACTTTTCTTATTCTTGTCTTTTTTCATAGGAACAATGTTTATCTTAATGTCGGTCTGATGTCGTCAGCCTGTATCTGCCATGGAGAATTGCCGCTCAGATCGTCATCGGGCAGTAATGGTGCCCCGTCTATTGTAACATCCCCCGTCCTGACCCCCTTGAGCCATTCTACCGCCCGGTCATACCTGTCCTGCCGTATCTTGGACATCTTGTACGGATTGTGCTGGCAGAAAATGTGGTAGACAGATATGTCGATGGCGAACATGAGTATGAGCTCATGCCGCTCATCCCCCGTTGCCGAGAAGATGGTATCGCAGTCATACGTCTTGTTGAGGAACGAGCGCATATCCATAACAGCCCTGTCCTCGCATATCTCGATAATCTGCGGGTCGTATGATGCAGAATCTTTCCGCAAAAGTGAATCAAGAATTTCCCTGTGTATGGTAGCGTCATAGTCCTCTGTGTTTATAAAGTTTGCCATGGTTACATCCTATATTTGTTCTGTTCGTTAATCTCATCGTATGATATGGTGTAAGCCGGTTCAAGTTCCGCCGTCTTCTCGTCTATGATGGAGACACCGCCTTCGATGCAGTCCGGTCCGTCGGCGTTGTAGGGCAGGTGCAATTCGAACAGCTTGAACTGTTCTATGAGTTCCTGCATGTGCGGATTGTACCGCTCCTCCTCATTGAATACCCATGTGCCGTTACGGTCAATCGGTTCCAGATTTGCCTCGATGCGTGTTGCCTTATCCGTTTTCTTACGTTCGTCTCCCTTGATATAAAGTTCCCGTTTGCGTTTCTTGCATTCGTCCCGGAGCAGCGGTTTGAATACCTGGTTGAAGAACGGGTCCTGAAGTTTGTTATTCTCCATGTAGTAATAGACATTAGTCTTGCCTGCCACATAATCCATCAGGTCGAAATACCAGCTTATAAATACTGCGTTCAACTCACGTGCGAGGAACCCCTTGATGATGTAATAGACACCTTTATACTTGCCGACCAGCCACAGGGCCTTTGTGCTGCTTGTCTTCTTCTTTGAATCGGAATATGCAGGGTCCCCGTAAGCCACGACAAACTTGAACTTACGCAAAGGCGGGACCTTGCCGAACGGCAGGTTCTTGAAAATCTTACCTTCCGAAACAGGATTGTTGAAATACTCCGCCTGTGCGTTCTTTTGGGTAATTTTGGCAAGCACCCTGTCTATCTGTTCCTCCTTGTTCTTCTGCGGCCACGTGCTCTTTCCGCTTCTGTCCCGGATATTGACAATGTCCCAATGCTCGGCTCTTTCACCGGCACGTTTGATGCAGCAGTCCTTGGCGATGATGTTTCCGCACCATAACACCAGTGTCGGTTCGGATATGGAACGGGTAGGGTAGAGTGCGCCCTCGAACCAGTCCCATTTCTTTTTCAGCGTTTCCGGATTGCGGCAGTCCTCGTCCGTGTCATAGTCATCAAGGTATATGACATCCGGGCGTACCTCCTCGTTCCTTGCTCCACGAGGCGCGGAACCTGCACCCAACGCCACGAACTTCGCACCGCAACGTGTAGTGAACTCCTTGTCTGTCCACGCCCCGAGCGTGACCTGATTCCCGTAGAACTGTCGCAATCTCGGGTTGCTCTCGAAGTTCGTCTTATATGGAGTAAGCAGCCGGATGGCCGAGGTCTCGGTTGCCGAAGCCAGGACGACGAACTTCTTGCGCTTGGTAAGAATCAGGAACATTATAATGAACATCGCCACGGTTGACTTCGCCAGCTCACGGCTCCATGAGAGAACCTCGTACCATTCGTCATGCTCTATGACACGGTGTATCGCCTTGGTATGGAAAGGCGCGAACTCATACTTCGCGTATTTCGGGAAAAAGTATTTTATCCATGCGACAGGCTCTTTCTCCAGTTCCGTGCGCTTCTTCTCGATGTCCCGTTTGGACATCCAGTCTTCCACGGGAACATCGGCAGCCAATGCCTTGTGGTGCTCGCTCCATCTTTGCAGGGCTTTCTTGTCTTCAAGTGTCATCGCATCTGGTCTTTAATGAACGCATCGAGCAGGTCGTTGAATTCCTTTGCCTTTTCCAGGTCAAGAGGACGCAGCCAGTTTGTGAAGCGTATGCCCACGTCCACGATGTCGGCAATTCCAACGTCCTGTTCAATCTTCTTGATGGCAGATGCCAGTTTTGCGAGCGTGTCCGCCTCCGCTACGGTCGCGAACCGTTTGCCTCCCTCGCGCCCATTGATGTTGTTGTTTATCTCTATGATTTGCCGGTTTAGTCCTGACAGAATCTGTGCCGGTGTGATGGTGATGGACGCTTTCAGTTCCTCCCACGCCCCGTCCTTAATCCACCGTGAAACCGTCTGCCGTGTGGTCCCCACCTTGTCGGCAATCTCCTCCTGCGTATAGTTTCCGTTGAGGAAAAGCGACTTGGCGATGTCCTTCCTGTCAATGTTCTGCTTGCCCATAATAATTTGAATTTTGTGCTGCAAAGTTCCGAATAATCAGATAGAAAAAGAAACCGCCGTTTTATGACGGCATCCTGCACGACTATCATTGCAACCCACTGACGCTACGATAAAAACGAGGTTTTGATATGTCTGGAAAACATGTGAATTTTGCATCAAAAATCGTGCGAAATGACATCAATGTTTTTCAATATCATTCCCGGAGAAGGAAGTGCCACACTGCTTTTATACGGTGACATCGGTGACGGCTACAAGGTGGAGAGCGGGCGTATCGTCAGTGAGCTCCTGGCCCTGCAGGTGCAATACGACAAGATAGACGTGCGCATCAACAGCCGTGGCGGTGACGTGTTCAGCGGCATGGCCATATACAATGCGCTCAGGCAGTCGAAGAGTGACATTACCATCTATATAGACGGTGTGGCGGCCAGTATCGCCGCCATCATCGCCCTGTGCGGGAAGCCCCTGTACATGAGCCCCTATGCCAAGCTGATGCTCCATAGCGTGAGTGGCGGCACCTGGGGCAATGCCTCGGTCCTGCGCCAGACGGCCGACCAGATGGAACAGCTCCAGGAAGACCTGTCCAACATGATAGCCGGACGCTGCGGCATGAAGGCGAGGGACGTACAAGCCAGGTACTTCGATGAGAAAGACCATTGGATAGACGCGAAGGAAGCAATGGACATGAAACTCTGTGACGGCATTTACGACATGGAGACCACCGAGAAGCAACCTACGACAACGGATGAGATTTACAACTATTTTAATAACCGGCTCGTCAGCGGGCCACAAAACAGACAAGAGATGGCTTTAATAGATGACATCAAGGCGATTCCGTCATTCAGTGACAAGGAAGACGCTGGTGCCATAGTGGCACACATCAAGGCCCTGGAGAACAGGGCGACGAAAGCGGACGCCCTCCAGCGGGTAAATGATGCCTACAAGGCACAAATCGAAAACTTGCAGAAGAAAGAGGTGGAAGCCTTTCTGGACAAGGCGGAATCCGATGGCAAGATAACCAAGGAACAACGTCCGGCAATGGAGAGACTGATGAGCAGTGACCGCCAAGCCACGGAAGAGCTTATCAACAGCATGAGACCGGCTGCACCGGCAAAGCGTGCCGTGGACTTCATCAGCCATGAAGCCGGGAAAGGCGGCTTCGAGAGCAAGACCTGGGACGAGCTCGACAAGGCCGGACAGCTTGGAATCCTGAAAAACACAAATCCGCAGGCGTTCGCAGCCAAGTATAAGGAACGGTTCGGGATAGATTACAACGAATAATAAACAAAAACAGCAAAATAAAATGGCATTAAACAAAGAAATCTGGATTGCCTCCATCGTCGAGAACTTCTACCCTGACAACTCGTTCTCCGCCAAAAGTGTCGATGATTCGGCTTTTGTCAGTTATAAGACCGTACATATCCCGAATGCCGGTTCGCCGTCAGGTGTGGAAATAAACCGTACAAAGAAGCCGGCGGGCGTGAACCAGCGTACCGACAACGAGTTGACCTACGACATGGACGAGCTGACCACAGACCCTATTTATATTCCGAATATAGATACGGTTGAGTTGAACTATGACAAGCGCAACAGCGTGCTCGCCAACGACCGTCAGCAGCTGCAGAAGGTAGCGGCGCAGAACCTTTTGTACCGTTGGGCTAAAGGCGCGAACACGCTGGACACGAGCGGCCCGGCGCGCAAGGCTCACACCTCGGGGACTGCGACGGGCAACCGCAAGAAGTTCACCAAGGCAGTGGTGTCGGAAGCGATGGTGAGGATGAACGTGGATGACGTTCCATCCGAGGGACGTTACATGTTGCTTGACGCGGTGCAGTATGCGGACTTGCTCGATGACCTCACAGACAAGGAACTGTCGGCATTCCAGGCATTGGCCGACGTGAGCAAAGGCGTTATGGGCCAACTGTATGGATTCAGCATCATGCAACGCTCGCAGGTGCTGAGAGTAAAGGCTGCTGACAAAACCGTAATCCCATGGGAAAAAGACGGAGAGGCTACGGAGCTTGCTGCCGGTCTGGCTTGGCAGTGGCAGTGTGTGAGCCGCGCCCTGGGTGATGTTAAGATGTTCTCGAACGAGGATGATCCGCAATACTATGGCGACATCTATTCCTTCTTAATGCGTGTGGGCGGCAGTCCGAGACGCTACGACAAGAAAGGCGTGTATCTCATAGTGGAGGGCACGGCAGAATAATCATAAGAAAAGGGAATAGCTTATGCAATTACCAAGAGTAAAAATACAGTTTCTTAACGGCCAGTTGGGTACCGTCGGCGAAAGCCCCGACGGTCTCATGGCCCTTATCTGCGGAGCGTCCGCCGTGGCCGGTAAACTTGAACTGAATACGGTGTACCGGGTTACAAGTCCCGATGACCTGACGGCTTTGGGCGTGACAGAGACAAACAACGCCACGCTCTACAAGCAAGTGAAGGAGTTTTATGACGAAGCCGAAAGCGGCACAAAGCTCATACTCTATCCTGTTTCCGCCAACATGAAAGTCACAGAGTTGTGTGACTATACGAAGACATCGGAAGGATTTGCCCGTGACCTGATTACACGTCAGAACGGTGCACTTCGCGGCATAGGCGTGGCCGGTCTTAACGCAGGCAGTACCGCAGCCAGCGCCAACGGTCTTGACCCTGATGTGTTTACTGCTCTTCCCAAAGCCCAGCAGCTTGCCGAGTGGGCGACATCAGAACTCTATGCCCCGTTATTCTTTGTTCTGGAAGGACGTAACTATGATGCTTCCAAGGAACTGAAGGACTTGACAGAAGAGAAGTACAACCGTGTCTGCGTTGTCATAGGTGATACCGTCAAAGACAGCAAGGGTGCCTGTATGGGAACCCTTCTCGGCCGCATTGCCTCCATTCCCGTCCAGCGCAATATCGGCCGGGTGAAAGACGGCAGCCTTTTTCCCTTGGAAATGTACGTTGGAGCGAAAAAGATAGAGGAAAGCGGCAACACCATCAGTGCGATTTTCGAGAACGGCTATATCGTACCGAGAAAGCATGTCGGTAGAAGCGGATACTATTTTGCAGATGCTCCGATGGCATGTGACCCGACAGATGACTATGCGTATATGCCAAGCCGCCGTGTCATTGATAAGGCCTATCGTATTTCCTATGACACCATGCTTGAGGAACTCCTCGACGAGCTCGAACTGAATGAGGACGGAACCTTGCAGCATGCTGTGGTCAAGAGCTGGCAACAGACACTGGAGAATGCCATCAACCGTCAGATGACCGCCGGCGGAGAACTGAGTGCGACTGACGGTGAGGGTTGCAAGTGCCATATCGATGCCAGACAGGATGTCGTGAGTACATCAAAAATCGTAGTCACTTTGAAGGTCCGTCCGCATGGCTATTCCCGGTATATTGATGTGAACTTAGGCTTCTTGGTTACAACAGTGTAAAAAAAGCAATTATGGTCAATACAAGAGAATATGAGTGGGCCGATGTGGCGGTTGTCATGGCCGGCCGTATGGTTACCGGGCTCCGTGGTGTGAAATACAGCGTGAAGCAGGAAAAAGAGCTGCTGCATGCCAAAGGCAACAAGCCCCACAGCATCCAGCGCGGCAACAAGACGTATGACGGTGAGATAACGCTTCTCCAAAGCGAATACGAGGCATTGAAGCAGGCGGGCGGCGGTGACATCTTGGATTTGAGTACGGACATCGTTTCGTCTTATGGCAATCCAAGTGCCGGTGATGTAATAACAACGGACATACTGATAGGTGTCGAGTTCACGGAAGACAATACAGAGTGGAAGCAGGGCGACAAGTTCCAGGAGAAGACACTGCCGTTCCTGTTTCTCGACAAGAAGAGTATGTAATGGAATTTATTAAAACAGTGTTCAACAACCATTCAAACAGTAAAAAATGAAATATACAAAAGAACAGGTCTCCGAATGGAAAAGGAAGCATGGCGAAGTCTTCGAGCTCAGTGTGGAAGGCAAGAGCTGCATACTCCGCAGACCGAACCGCAAGGACCTGAGTTATGTGAGCGTGGTCAAAGACCCCATACAGATGAGCGAGACCCTTTTGAAACAGCTATGGGTGGCAGGAGACATGGAGATACAGGAAGATGACGCCCTCTTCCTTGCGGTCATTCCCAAAATGGAAGAAGTCATCAAGGTCAAGGAATCCGCGATAAAAAAACTTTAGCGGATGCCGATGTTCCTGATGCCGAAGAGTGTGACGTACTGTTCTTAAACACACTTTTAAGATATTACATGCACATTGACCCTGACACGCTGAGCGATGAAGAATGGGCATGGACAATCCGGTATCTGATTGACATCCGTAAAATGGAGGCGAAGGCAAACAATGGACAGCGTACTTAAGTTTCTCATCAAGTTACAGGCGGACGGAGGCAATGTGCTGAGCGTAGCCCGGCAGACCTCGAAGCAGCTTGACGAAATATCCCGTAAAGCGAGTTCGACAGGGGCTCGCCTTCGGGAAGCCTTCTCATTCTCCAATTTCAAGGACTCTCTGATGTCCCTGCCGGGAATGCAGTTCCTGGCGAACCCTTATGTCCTTATCAGTGCCGGTATCGGGGCGGTCGCATCCCTTGGCGCACAGGCTGAGCAGACCAGCGTGGCGTTCACCACTCTTGTCGGCAGTGAGAAAAAGGCAGCCGGCGTATTGAAACAAATCAATGAGTTTGCCGCCAAGACCCCATACACGAACCTCGACCTGGTGGACAACGCCAGGACCATGCTGAACTTCGGTGTGGAAGCCGACAAGGTGAACGGCTATCTCCGTCAGCTTGGCGACATCGCCGGCGGGGACAAGACCAAGCTCAGCAGCCTTTCCTTAGTGTTCGGCCAGGTAGCCAGTGCGGGCAAGATGAGCGGCCAGGACCTTCTCCAGTTCATCAACGCCGGTTTCAACCCGTTGAAGGAACTGCAGAAGATGACCGGCAAGACATACGCCGAACTTCAAGACATGATGAGCAAGGGGCAGATCGGTATGGATGCCGTGGCGGCAGCCATCAACCATGCCACCGGTGCCGGCGGAGCCTTTGCCGGTATGAGTGACAAACTCAGCCAGACCGTAAGCGGAAAGTTCTCCACCCTTGCCGGCAATGTCCAACAGGCGGCCGTGGATATTTTCGAGCAAATCAAGCCCATCGTCAATGACATCATGGACCTGTTCCTGTTTATCGTCCCTCCGATAGCATCCGCCCTTAAAGGAATATTTGCCGTTGTAGCCGGTATCATCGGATTCATAACAAGATGGAAAGAAGAGCTGGGACTTCTGGCTGTTGTCGTCAGTGTCGGAACCATAGCCTTTAACTTTCATGCCATAGCCATTGCCGGCATGGTTGGAATCATCAAAGTCGTTACGGCGGTGACAAAGGCATGGGAAGCCGTCCAATGGCTTCTGAACGTTGCACTGACAGCCAACCCGATAGGACTGATTATCACGGCTATTGCCGCCCTCGTGGCTGCCGTTGTCTATTGCTGGAATAAGTTTGCCGGTTTCCGTGCTTTCATTCTGACGATGTGGGACACCCTGAAGGGTTTCGGCAATATCATCAATGAGTATGTCATAGACCGTATAAAGACCCTGCTGAGTGGCATAGGCAAGATTGGCGATGCCATGTCGAAGCTCTTCAACGGAGACTTCAAGGGCGCGTGGAACAGTGCCGTCCAGGGTGTAAAAGACATTACCGGCATTACCAGTGCGGAAAAGGCGTTCAGACAGACAAGGAGACTTGCGTCAGGTGTCAAAGAAGAATATGACAGAAACTATGCCGTTGAGAGTGCCAAAGACAAAAAGGGAACGGCAAAAAACACATCAATAACCACGCCCGGAACCAAGGGTAGCGCAGCCGGAGAGGTCGTCTTTAATGCAGCCACCGGCGGGAAGGGCAAAAAAGGTAAAAAGGGAAGAAAAACAGCCGAGGCATTAGCCACGGGTGGGACGAGAAACACCAGCATAACCATGAACATAAGCAAGTTTTTTGACAACATATACGTGACGATGACCGACAAGACAGACACGGCAGAGCTTGAGCGCATCGTGCTGCAGTGTATGAACAGGGCTCTTGCCATAGCAACCAGTACCGAATAATGAAAACAACAAGATTCATACTCAAGAACATAGCCCTCAGGGCAATGGGACAGACAAAAGTCCCTCCTTACTGGCTGTTCCGTGAAAACAACTTCTACGGTGTCAATACCGGCTATCTTGGAGGCAAGACCATCCCGGACGGCTCGGACTTCAATGTGGAGGATATGAGCGATGCGGAACTCGAGGAAGTGGTCCGTACCAATGCGCTTGGTGTCCCCATGACCATGCCCTTGCGGTTCCAACTGGAGAAATCCGGTGCAAGGGAATGGCTTTTTCCCCTGGAGCCTATGATAAGCCTTAACGGCCAGAACATCATCGTCCGCCGTCATGTGAGCAAGGGGGCCATAAAAGGCAGTATCAAGGAACGCTGGACTCAGGATGACTACACGGTAAGGATAGAAGGTATCCTGATGTCCCGTGAGGGCAAATATCCGGAGGAGGACGTCGCGACGCTTAAGAACTTCTGCGAGGCGGGCCACGTGAAAGCCCTGTGTCCCCTGCTGGAGATTTTCGGCATAAGCCGGCTTGCCATCGAGAGCTGGGACATTCCTTTCACGACGGGACTGACCAACCAGAATTATACCATTACGGCCTACAGTGACGACATATACAAACTGCTGCTCAGCCGTGACGACTTAAATGCGTAAGACCATGTATACGATGACATACGACATAGAGATAGGCGAATATAAGCTGGGCATGCTCGACAAGGTAGAGATACACAGGAGTGTCGAACAGCTGTCAGATACCGCCGTCATAACACTTCCTGCGTCGCAGTACAACAACGCGCTTGAGATAGAAGACAAACTTAAGCGCGGTGACGCCGTGAGCATCATGTTCGGATATGAGGAAAGCGGAATGGAGGGAGAGTTCAGCGGCTGGCTGCAGCGCATCAGTACGGACGGGGGAAACATCAAGCTTCACTGTGAGGATGACATGTTCCTGTTCAGGAGGGAGATGCCGAACGAGGTGTTGAAGAAAGCCACGTTGGAAAGCCTTCTGCACAAGGTGGTCGCCGGGTGCGGGCTTGGTCTGAAGGTGGACTGTTCCTATTCATGGACATACGACAGGTTTGTAATCAACAACGCCACCGGCTACGACGTGCTGAAGAAGATACAGGAAGAATGCGGTGCGGACATGTACCTGTGCAACGGTACGCTGCATGTGCATCCTCCCGGTGAGATGATGGATGAGGAAAGGTACTACGACCTTGCGGTCAATGTCAAGGAGGAAAACCTTACCTATCGGAGGGCGGCAGACAAGAAAGTAAAGGTGGTCGTCAAAGCCCTGCTTCCTGACGGGACTGTCAAGGAAGTGGAGACCGGCAGTACCGGCGGCGAGAAAATAGAGATAAGAAGTCCGACATCCGACGAGGCGGGCATGAGGGCCAGGGGAGAACTGGAGGTGAAACGGCGCACCTTTGACGGCTACGAGGGCAGCATTACAGGATGGCTGATACCGATGTGCCGTCCGGCAGACAGCGTAACCTTACGGGACAAGGACTATCCCTATAAGGACGGGACATATTTCGTGACGAGCGTGACCACGGAATTCTCCAAGGACGGAGGCAAGCGTAAAATTGATTTGGGATTCAGATTAAGTTGACATGAACGAGCATAGCAAATTAAGGGAATACCTGAAACAGGCAGTCGGAGGGGAGAGCATATCCATATACCAGGGTATCGTGAAGTCAGTAACCGGACAGCTCTGCGATGTGGAGATAGGCAATATTGTCATTCCCGACGTACGCCTGAAGGCATCGGAACTGGATGACGACGGGTTGATGCTTGTAACCCCGAAAGTCGGCAGTGCTGTGACAGTCGGCAGCCTGAGCGGCGACCTTTCCCATCTTGTGGTCCTGCAGGTGGACCATATAGATACCATCGTCATCAATGGCGGCAAATTGGGCGGTCTGATTAACATCGGGCAGCTGACAGACAAGATAAACGGACTTGTGGACACATTCAACAAACACACGCATAATGTGACGGTATCCCATCCCGGCGGGACATTTGCGACAGTAAAGCCCGGGACTGCGGCATCCACCTTCAACAAGAGTGACTATGAGGACGAAACCATCAAACACTGACGGATATGAACGGAATACAACTGGCATGGGGCGCGGATGACGGGCAATACCTTGAGCCTGTGGTCAGGAACGGTACACTGGCCGTAGGCGATATCCTGCGGCAGAACCAGGCTCTCATCCTTTCCCTGCACAAGGGAGAACTTAAGGAACGTCCTGCAGTGGGTGCCGGCATCAGTGACATGTTGCTGGACCATGACCCGATATACTGGCGCACGGTCATCAAAGAACAACTGGAAATGGACGGGCAGCGTGTCGGGAGCGTGAAAATCACCCATACAGGCATACAGATAGAAGCAACTTATTAAAAACAGAAAAATATGATTGGAAATTTCTTTGAAAGACTTGGCGAAATCCTTTCCACGGTATGGGGATGGATACTCTGCCTTCTGATGATTCTTGCGGACTATGTGACCGGCTACGGCACGATGGTGAACATAGCGGTAATGGCGGTCGTAATGGACAGTGCGTGGGGTATAGCCTCCAGTCTGAAACAGGGCAATTTCGCATTGAGCGAACTGGCGCGTGACACGCTCGCGAAACTTGCCGTGTACGGTTGTGCCGTCCTGAGTTTCATAGGCATTGACCGGCTCTTAGGTGTAGGAAGCGGGTTGACAACAAGCGTTATCTGCGCCTGTATCGTGCTGGTGGAACTGTGGAGTGCCAGTGCGAGCATGCTGATATGCTTTCCAAAGATGCCGTTCCTCCGGCTTCTGAAGAAGGCGCTTGTGGGCGAGATAGCAAGAAAACTGAGTATAGAACCGGAGGAAGTGGAAAACACCCTTCAAATGATGTGCGGCAATGGGAAGGAACATTAGATACATCGCCGTGCATTGCACGGCAGGAAATCCGAAACAGACGGTAAGAGACCTTGAAGTGATATTCAGGAAGAACGGCTGGAAAAATCCCGGCTACCACTATGTGGTGACCGTTGACGGAAAGATACACCGGATGCTTGACGAGGGCAAGGTCAGCAACGGTGTCCGTGGCTATAACAGCGTATGTATAAACGTAGCCTATACCGGCGGATTAAACGATCTGGACACACGGAGCGATGAGCAGAAAAGGTCGCTGGTGTTGCTGCTGAAGTTATTACGGAAGAAATATCCCAATGCCGTCATTCAAGGGCATCGTGACTTCAGTCCGGACTTGAACAAGAACGGAAAGATAGAGAAGTGTGAGTGGATTAAGGCCTGTCCTTGCTTTGATGCCAAAACAGAATATAAGGAGATTTGACCATGAAGAGGATTGTTAAAATCATGTGTGTTCTGCTGATGTCCGGATTCATTCTTTCCCTGTCAGGCTGTAAGACAAAGGAGAAGGTGAGTGAAATCCATAAGGAGAATGCCCAGACAAGCATGACCGAAACGAAGACTGAAATGTGCCTTGACGAGCGTCTTGAACATGAAAGTTCTGCGGAACAGGTTCTGCAGACGTTTGAAAATGACAGTCTTGTTGAGAAGTTCCGGGAACGCATAGTCGTGGATTCCTGCGGCCGTGTTCTGTTAAAGGATAGCGAATACACCAAAGAGCGTTATCAGGGAAGAGGGACCACCAAAGCAAACAGGCAAGGGAGTGACAATCGGAAGGTAACGGGACAGGCCGGGAAACAGTCGCAGATGGCAACAGACTCTTCCGGTACGGTTATTCGGGAAAACATGGTGAAAACTGCACGACAAACATGCCGATGGTTTTGGTTCCCGGGACTGCTCGTTCTTCTTTTTGCCTGCGGCGCCATCATTTCAAAAGTAATGCGATGAAACAGGTTGTCAAAGACGGGCAGACTTTGGCCGATGTTGCTGTGCAGGAATTCGGTTCCTGGGAAGCCATGATAGCCATCGCACACAAGAACGGTATCAGCATGACGGAAATACCTCAAGCAGGTACGGAACTCACGATGCCGGACGAGGTGTGGAACAGGATGATGCAGAATTACTGCAGGGACAATGACATATCCCCGGCGACCGCCCGTGACCGAAGCGGTTTCCGTCTGAGGATATTCGGTGAAGAGTTTATGGAAACATTCAAATAATGTTGTATGGCAAGGAGTGTAGCGGAAATCAAGAAAACCATGACGGATGCTTTCATGGCCGACGAGACCATCCGGGAGAAGTACGGGCTGAGCGGGCGTGACACTTTTAACGGCAGTTTCTCGAGCGTGAGCCTTGAGAATATTCTGTTTTTCATATTGGCCGCCTGTTATCATGTGCTGGAGATGATGTTTGACCAGCACAAGGCTGATGTCGATGACACAATATCGAAAGCCGTTGTCGCGAGTGTTCCGTGGTATCATAAGATGGCACTTGCCTTTCAGTGGGGTGATTCGCTTGTGCTGAACGAGAATACCTTACAGTACGAATATGCGGTGAAAGACGAGAGCAGACAGGTAGTAAAGTATGCTGCTGTGCGGGATATGGGCACGAACGTGCAGATACTGGTGAGCGGTGATACCGGCGGCCGTCCTTCGGCTCTTCCCGATGACGTGCTGACAGTATTCCGTGAGTATATGAACAGGGTGAAAGTGGCAGGCGTGATACTGAATATAAGCAGCCGTGAGAGTGACCGTCTGATGATATATGCGACTATAACTGCCGACCCTCTTGTCTTCGACGAGCACGGTCGTCTGCTGCGTGACGGCAGCAAGCCCGTCGAGGAGGCCATTGCTGAGCATCTGAAAAACATTGTCTATGGCGGTACATTCAACAAGACCCGTCTTGTTGATGCCATCCAGTGTGTGGAGGGTGTGGAGGACGTGGAACTTGGCCTGTGCTATTACAGAAATTCAGACGGAGAGGACTGGATGGAGGTGACGGGGAATAATTATTCCGGCATGAGCGGAAGCTATGTCGCTGACGGTTTGCCAAATACATTGAGTTATGTGGTACGGGATTGATTTTGTAAAATTAGTGGTGCAGATGCTTCCGCCGCTTCTGCGCAGCCGTTTGCTGGTGGCTTTCCTGCGTGTCCTCACAGTGCCCCTGCGGCATATCCATGAGTTGTTCCTGACGATGAAAGAGGGAACGGATGACAAACTGTCAATAACAGGCAATGTGCAATATTTAGAGAAAGCCTTAAACGACGCTTTTTGTCTGACTGAAGGACAGATACACATAGTGACACCCGTCGAGGAGCGTCGCCCGGCTTTCTATCTGAAGAAAGAGGAACAGTCCCGTATATTCCATACTTTACAGGAAGGTACCGGATACATGGTGCTGTTCAATGGTGAAACCCGCCAGCTCGTGAACTTCACGGTAAGGGTTCCGACCTTCCTCTGTACCTCTACGGAGAGCAAGCAGGCCGACAAATACGGCTGGCGTCACTATCGCATAATAAAGAATATCCTGAACATCTATAAACCAGCCGGGCGGACGTTCGGCATAGAATTGTACGACTATGAATAGAATGAAATTCAATGAAGGCGGCCAGCCGGTATATCTGGATGACCTCCGGCTGTTGCAGGACAACAGCCGGGCAGCGGCAGAACAGGTTTTGTCAGCGATAGGCCGCGGGCGGAGCACAATGTTTCTGGAGAGGCCGTTTTACACTTATACGGAGGATGATGCCGGTGAGTTCGTGATAAAGGTTACCGGTGGGAGCGCGTTTGTCAACGGTGACTTCGTCTCATGGGGAGAAACCGTTGTCCACGATGTCGATTTAAAAGACGACCTGTGGCTGTGCATCCGTAATACGGATACCGACAAGCGTATATTTGATGACGGCCAGCAGCGTGCCTGTTCCGTGTGCCGTGAGGGATACATCAGCGGTGACCCTACGGGTGCGGCAGAGCATTTCAAACTCACAGAGTTGAGGGATATTGCCGATTATATTCAAGAACTTATAAATTATAAGGTGAGTGTATGGAAGGATATCAGCGTAGAGTTTTTTAACGACTACAAAGGAACGGTTAGATATAAGGACATGGATGACTGTTACCGTGTCCAGATAAAAATAAAAAGTACCAATTACAGTAATATTTCCGGAGACCTCATCCTTTTTTATACGGACCAGACATTTCTCCAGTATTTCCATTCCTCTACAAAAGCATCGGTACAGACCGAGAACGGAGTTCGCGGCTGTCATGTCTACGGGTTCGAGGGGACTGTACATCTGGATGTTCAGCTGCCTTTCGATGATGCGGATTGTGCGGCAGCCGTGCCGGTGAACATTATTTTTGAAATACCGAAATAGCAATTCTTATGGAAACGATATACAATCTTCAGAAACGTGCCGATGCGTTGCGTAAAAAGACGCAGACTGGAAGTATAAGCCCGGAGGAAGTCGGGGGACTTCATGCCGACACGTTGGCCTATATAGCCGATATGGAGCAGAGTGCCGACGGTCTTGGCATACGCAAGGTGTACAGGACAAAGGGCGCCATGGAGGCGGACACGGATCCGGTGGGCACGAACGGCAAGGCGCTGCGTTACGGGCAGCTCGTGAGCGTGTACGACCCCGACAATACGGCATCACCGGAAAACGGCAATATCTATGCGTGGCAGAAGCCCGGCTGGCGTCTGATGGGCAACATGGGCAGTATCTACGAGCTGAAAGCAAAAATCGAGGAAGAGGCTGAGACACGCAAGACCGCTGATGACACGTTGACCCGGAAAATAGGTGACCTGTCAAAACATGTTGACGATACTGCGGAAACTCTTCAGGGCAATATAGACATAGAAGAGGTCGGCCGTAACAATGCCGACAAGATACTGGAGAAGAATATAGAGAAGGAACGTACGGAACGCGAGGCTGCCTGTACTGGACTTCAGAGGAACATAACCGGTGAATCCAAAGTGCGCGAGGAGGCAGACGGTAATCTTGCAAAAGCCATAGTCCGGGAGGCAGAGACCCGTACCATGGCATTTGATGCCGTAGACCATAAGTCCGGATTGTCATTGTCCGGCGCGACAGCCCGTTTCGGCGGTATAATCCCCGACCTTGGCGATGACCCGGATTTCAACGGCAGCACCGACGAAAGCTATCCTTCCTCTGATGTCCGGTATTGTGTTTCCCGTAGAGGTTTCGTTGTAAATGATGCCGGCTGGTTTACCGGGTGGAAAGAAAGCGGTCTGTATAACGATTCTTCCGGTACCCTGCTGAAAGACAAGCTGTATATCCTCGGCGGCACTGTATATGCCTGGGACGAAGACAAGGAAGAACTTGCTGAACTCAGCGGCTGCGGTTCCGGCAGCGGGTTCTACAATGTCACCGGTCAGCAGCCACCCGCGAGCGGTTACTACACCAAGGAAACGGCCATTGCTGCCCTTGCAAACGCAGACATCAAGGACGAGGAGAAGCCTGGCATGATACTCACATTTGAAAAATCAGAAGGTGAATGGGAGGACTACCGGTTCATATCCAACGACATCAGGAAATTCCTTATACCTGCAAGCTGGGAGGAGTATGGAGGTGGAAAAATAAAGTCAGTCACGTTAAACGGAAAGACGGTAAATCCGGATGCTGATGGTAATGTCGCACTTGTGACAGACCGGATAGAGGTGGACGAGAGCCTGAATGCGGAAAGCACCAATCCGGTGGAAAACCGCGCGGTAGCCACGAAGATTGCAGAACTGGAAGCCGGCACTCTGTTTGACAACGAGGTGACCGAGAACGATGACAACACCGTGACCATTGCCCTGAAGAGCAAGACGGCAGTCATCACGGAGTTCACCATCCCGGCCGGAGGTGGCGGTGGTGAAGAGAGCGGTGCAAAGATTGTGCTGAACGCGAGCGTGGACAAAACGACCATAAAGGAGGGAGCCCCTGTCAGGCTGACCTACTTCTATGACCACCAGTATATCTCCGGTGACGAGAAGGGGGAGAGCACCGGACAGAAGGCAAAGGTGACGGTACAGGTGCGTCGTGGTGCCACCACGACCTACTCGGAGACCACACAGGAAGTGAGCAGGGGCACATATACGATAGAACTGACGAAATATCTTCTGGTGGGTAACAGTGACATTTATGTGACGGCAGAAACCACAGACCCTACCAGCGGCAAGACACAGAAGAAACAGGCTTATGTGAGCGTGAGAAGTGTGACGTTAAGTCTGTCGAGCAGCTACAACATTGCCGCCGCTATGCAGAACGGAGGTTATGATGTAAATGAAACTGCGGACATCCCCTACACGGTGAACGGCACCGGTACGAAGGTGGTCACCCTCTATGTGGACGGCAAACAGCATAACGCGCATACCGTGACCCGCAGCGGCACGACCAACGGTAGTTTCTCCCTTTCCATGTCCGGCCTGGCTACAGGCAGACACACCGTGCAGATGGTTGCGGAGATGGAGGCGGGTGACGGTCTGGAATTGAGGAGCGAAAGCCTTTACTTCGACATTCTCAAATCCGGAGGAAACAAACCCTACGTGGGTCTGATGATAATCCACAAGGACGGTCGCATCTTTCATGAAGACGACCATCTCACTCCGACAATCGAGACAGGTCAATACGAAAACTGCCAGTTCCGTTTCACAGCCTACGACCCTCAGACCACTCCGGCAAGCATGATTGTCTTGCGCAACGGTGAGTTGGTTCAGACGGTAAGCGTCCCCCGTAAGGCGGTGGCTTATACCAACCGCTTCACCGTGCAGGGGCGACAGGATATGCGGATGCAGGTTGGCGACACAGCCTATAACTTCTACATCGACGTAGTTGACAGCGGCATCGATATCAGCGAGGCCACCTATGGCTTGGCGTTAAAGCTATCTCCTGAGGGACGCAGCAATGATGAGAGCGACCCTGCGAAGTGGGAGTATGACGGTATAAAAACCACTTTTGAGGGTTTTGACTGGCAGAGCAACGGGTGGATGGACAATACCCTGAAGCTGACGAACGGGGCTAAAGCCACCATCGGCTACCGGCCGTTCAAGGACGATGCCGGAGTTACGGGAGCCACTATTGAACTGGAGTTCCGCATGAGCAACGTTCTCGACCGCCATTCGGAAGCCATTACCTGCATGGATAACGGCAAGGGTCTCAGCATCACTTCGGAAGAAGCAAGCATCAAGACTGGCACGCTGTTGAAATACACCAATGAGGACGGCGAGGACGTGACCCGTGAAATCAAGATCGGCACCAAGTTTGCTCCTGACAAATGGTATAAGGTCGCGTTTGTCATCGGCAGGCGCGGTGACGGCCGGCTGATGGAACTGTACGTGAACGGCAACCGCGCCGGAGCGGACATCTACGACAACAGCTATTACTTCCGGCAGGACACCCCTGCGGGCATCACCATTGACAGTGCACAGGTGGATGTGGAGCTGAAGAACATCCGCATCTACAATCGTGCGCTGACCGATGACGAGGAACTGGAGAACCGCATGGTGGATACCGACAGCACGGATGACATGATGCGCCTGTACACCGAGAACGACGTGCTGGGAGCGGCAGGCGACATCGATATCGACAAGCTGCGTGCACAAGGAAAGGGCGTGATGCGCATTGTTCGCAAGGGAGGATTGGACGAGGTCAATGAGACGAACAACAAAAAGACGGACTTTCTTGCCGATGTGTATTTCTACTCTCCTTTCGGCAAGGAGTATGACTTTGTGCTGCTCGACTGCTATATCCGCATACAGGGCACTTCCTCGACGAAATATCCGAGCAAGAATATCCGCATCTATTTTAGCAAGGGCGGTGAGAACCTGAGTTTCGAGATGGGCGGTCTGTCAGACCCGTTGGGCGGCAACAGGTACATGATGCGCCCCGGTGCAATCCCGATGAATCTGTTCTGTATGAAGAGTGATTATTCCGATTCGTCCATGACGTTGAATACGGGTGTTGCAAAGCTCTTTAATGACGTTATGAAAGAACTCGGTTTGTTGACCCCTCCCCAACGTTTCCAGCTGGAAAAAGCGGACGGTGACATCCGTGCTGTCAATATCCGGCAGTCCATAGACGGTTTCCCTATCGATGTGTTCAGTGCAGAGACCGTGGACGGTGAGAATACCTACTTCGGACAGTATAACTTCAACAACGAGAAGGCCGATAGCGGCAGGCTGTTCGGTATGGAGGGCTTGGAGGGTTTCACCCCCGAATGTCCACTGACCTTAGAGACGCTGAACAACGGTGAGAAGGTGTGCCTGTTCCAAAGTTCGAGCGATGCTGACCTTGAGGAGTGCTTTGATGCCGGTTTAGAGACTAACTTCCCAGACGATGTGAAGTGGGCGGGCTTGGACGAAGCTAAACGTGCGGCGTTAAAACGGTGGTTCGGCTGGATTCGTGAATGTGTTCCGGTAAACGCTAACGCCGATGACCTCTCTACTTTCAAAAGTGAAAAGTTCAAGAAAGAGGTGAACCAATATTTCGATGTGAAGCATCTGCTTACTTATTATATTCACACAGACTATTTCGCCAGCGTGGACCAGCGTGCGAAGAACATACTGCTGAGGTCATGGGATGGTAAGATATTATATACAGAATATTATGATGGCGATACGCAGTCAGGCAAGCGCAACGACTGTTTCCTTGTCTATGACTATACCATAGACCGTGACACATGGGATGCGGAGGCCGGTAAATACGCCTTCGAGGGGCGGGAAAGCTGGTTGTGGAACCTTTGCCTTGCCAACCTTTGGGAGGAGATGAAGGAGTGCGCCAATGCTTATCGTCAAGTGATGACCGTGGAACGTGTGCTCTCCATGCTCAATGGCGAGCAGATGGGCAACTGGTGCGACCGTGTGTACAATAAGAGCGGTTACCTGAAGTATATCCGTCCCAACATGCAGGAGACGTATGGCAAGATATGGCCGTTTATCTATGCCCTTCAGGGCAGCAACGAGGCACACCGCGAATACTTTATCCGCAACCGCTTCGCCCTGCTGGACGCGAAGTACGGCACTAACACATTCACGAGTGACAACATCGACCTGTACATGGCGCGCACGGCAAGCGCCCCTGCAGACACGGTTAGGATAACAGCCAACGAGGTGTACGCCTTCGGCTACGGAACAAACAACAGCCCTAATATCGGAAACACGGGTATCGTACAGGGAGGCGACATTGCCACTCTCGACATCGACGGCGCATACACTGTTAACGACCCGTTGCGCATTTACGGTGCAAGCCGTATGCGTGTTCTGGACATGACAGGTGCGTCCGACCGTCTGAAGAACGGCTTCGACCTTGGCAAGTGCAAGGTGCTTCGTGAACTGAACCTGCAATCGTCCGGTTCCGGCAGCACGGGTTGGTGGCTCAACATCGGCAGCTGCCGACAGCTGCGTAAAATCAACCTCCGCAACCAGTCGCAGGCAAAGACCGGTGGCAATACCAGCACCGAACTTGACTTCACGAACCAGACCAGACTGGAGGAACTTGACGCTCGCGGCACGCAGGTGCAGAGCGTGACTTTCTGCAAAGGCGCTCCCCTGACGAAAGTGTCTCTCCCCGGCACGCTTACCGTGCTGAAACTGGAATACCTGGGCAAGCTGACTACAAGCGGTCTGATTCTGGAAAGTTACGACAAGGTTAAAACCCTTATTGTGGACGGCTGTCCCGGCCTGGAATGGGAGACCCTGCTGTCCCGTTGCACCGGTATCGAGCGTTTGCGAGTGACCGGCATCGACCGTGATGATGACGGTACATGGCTAGGCAGGTTTGCAGGCATGGGCGGTGTAGATGCCGAGGGTAACGCCACCGACACTTGCAGGCTGGTCGGTACGGTACGCCTCACCCGTTATATCGAAGATGGAAAATATGAGGCGTTGAAGTCCCACTTCCCGGAACTGAATATTACACTTCCCGAATACACGATGATAGAGTTCGACGATGACGTGTCGGATGATGCCAACGTGAGCAACCTCGACAACAAGACCGGATATAAATATGGCAATACCTATGTTCCCAATGGCCATATATCCTGTATCTCAAGACAACGCCATCGCGTGTTGGCCAAGGTTACCAAAAAGGCGACGACCCGCAATGTCAACATGGCCAATGTCGATACGACGGTGAACAACCTTGACGGCGAGATGACCTACTTTCCGCTGGATGATACGGACAGCAACAAGTATGCTGACGGCAGTGCTGCCAGACTGGATGGCACTGAAGGCGACTGGCTGATGTTCGAGCCGTTCTTCTGGAGCAAGGGTATCAACGACTACCTTAAAAGAAAGCATTACAGCTGCTACAGCAGTAACGGCAAGGACAGGATGCATGCCTGCCCCGCAGCCACGATACAGACATTGGATGACATTAAAGGTACGGACGGCGGCTACCTGGGCGGTCGTAAAATCATGACCGGCAAGGACACCTTGCTGTCCTCCTACAGCACGGATGCGAACTATTCCGTGTGCCGTGTAGACGTTTCCGGTTACCGCCGTGTCCGTTTTCCAAGTGTTCCTGGCACCAATATGACAGGTTCTGTCTTTACAGACACAGAGGGCAACCTTCTGGAGTCTGTTGTCGTTGAGACTTTGAACTGCCGTTTTGAAGCCGGTATGTACCTGATTAAGGATGTTCCTGATGGCGCGACACATTTGTACTTCAGTATTCTCAATACGGCGGAGTTTGACAAGGTCGTTCTGAGCAACAGCGACAGGATAGAAGATATGGAACCCGAATGGGTCGCCAACGACGAGCACCTGTGCGGTGTCGTTGGGAGCAGTATTGTAGGCAGCAAGCTGCGTTCCTGCATCACCGGCGGTTCCACGGCCTCGAATATGTCTTGGAACGACTTCCACTATTACAGCGTTCAGCGTGGCATGCAGCAGATAGATGCTTTGATGCACTTCCGTATCGCCAATTTGTTCTATGCCTTCTATGGTCGCCGGGACAGCCAGTCCCAATGCGGTGCCGGACAGCATACGAACAACCGCAAGACAGGCGGCAGTGCGCCTTACGGCATGACGGATACGATAGGTTACGATGCAGCCCATGCCATCAAGCCGACAGTAACCAACAGCCTTATCGACGGTGTTATTCACCAGTATGCCTGGTACAGGTCGAAGGATGATTATGGTGCCGATACCGTAATCCAGGTGAACAATACCTGTTGTCTGGGTTATGAGGACATCTACGGTAACAAATATGACATGATGGACGGTGTGGACCTTCCCAATACCAATGGCAACCAGGGCAAGTGGCGTATCTGGATGCCGGATGACAGCATCCGCTGGGTGAAGGGGAAGACCGCGAGCGACCAGTACATCACCGCCGTTGCCCAAGGCAAATACATGGATGTGGTCCCCGTGGGCAGCGTGGCCGGCTCTTCGAGTACCCACCACTGCGACAAATACTTGATAAGCACAGCCATAGGCCGTGTGGTCTATCGCGGGTACTACTATGCGTATGCGTATGGCGGTGTGTCGTATGCGTTTGCGAGTTACGATGCCTCGTTTGCGCATACGGATGTCGGCTCGCGTCTGGCCTTCCGCGGCAAAATCGTCAAAGCGCGGAGCGTCGAAGCGTTCAAGGCGATAATCGAGGCTGCGTAAGCGCAAAGCGTGATCGAAGCGAAAAACAGTGCCTTTTGTGTAACAATGAAAGTCCCGGCGTAAACCGGTCGAGAATATTTCAGTGTTGTCGGTTTGTAAAAAAATGTAATAATGAAAGAACGTTTGCCGGGATTGGAATGATTGGATAATGACATTGGCATCGTCTTTTTTCTGTAATTTTTGACTGATAATCCGACCGTTGATGTTTGAATCGGCCGAAAGTGAGTAAATTTGCGTGTTGAAAGGCGGCGTCTCCCAATAGGCCGTGTGGTCTATCGCGGGTACAACAATGCGAATGCGAATGGCGGTGTGTCGTATGCGAATGCGAATAACGATGCCTCGAATGCGAATACGAATGTCGGCTCGCGTCTGGAAATCAAACAATCGGCGTACAGTACCGGGGACGTGTCCCCGAAGCGGTGCCGAGGGAGGCAAGCCCCAGCAAAAGCACCTTATTGGTGGAAAGCTGAAAAACCACGTGTCGGGTAGAGTTTGGTAGGTCGCAAGATTCGAAAAAGTCAGACCCGTAAGAAGGAAGGCGCAAGCCTTCAATGTATAATGAGAAAATAAATGATGCTTATGCGCAGGGAAGGTCATATCGTAGAGGAAGTGGTCGAGTATTCCAACATGGCGGAATCGTTCGACCGGGTTCTCCGTGGAACCCGACGTAAGAAAAGCCGCCAGGGGCGTTACCTCCTTGCGCACAGAGAAGAGGTCATTCATGAACTGACGGCACGTATAACCGCAGGAGAGTATACGGTGAAAGACTACCGTGAGCGTGTCATCAAGGAAGGCGGGAAGGTGCGCCGCATCCAGGTTCTTACCATGAAAGACCGCATCGCCGTGCATGCTGTTATGACCGTTGTTGACAGCCACCTGAAGTCACGGTTTATCCGTACGACCTCTGCAAGCATCAAAGGACGCGGAATGCATGACCTGCTGGCGTACATCAACCGTGACATGAAGGAAGACCCGGAGGGCACCCGGTACTGTTACAAGTTCGATATATCAAAGTTCTACGAAAGCGTGGAACAGGATTTTGTGATGTACTGTGTGCGGAGGGTGTTCAAGGATAAGAAACTTATCGCCATGCTTGACGGCTTCACCCGCATGATGCCGCAAGGGCTGAGTATCGGTCTGCGGTCGTCCCAGGGTCTTGGCAATCTCCTCCTGTCCGTATTCCTGGACCACTATCTGAAAGACAAGTACGGCGTGCGTCATTTTTACCGCTATTGCGATGACGGTGTGATACTCGCCGCAACCAAGGCGGAACTATGGCTTGTCCGTGACGCCGTCCATGAACAGGTCTCAAAGATGGGGCTTCAGGTCAAGCCTAATGAACGTGTCTTTCCGGTGGATGAAGGTATCGATTTCCTTGGGTATGTCACTTATGGACCGGACAACATCAGGCTGCGCAAGCGCATCAAACAGAAATTTGCCAGGAAGATGCACGAGGTGAAATCAAGAAAAAGGCGGCGTGAGCTTGTAGCGTCCTTTTACGGGATGGCCAAGCACGCCAACTGCAATAAGTTGTTTAATACATTAACAGGCAAAGAAATGAAAAGTTTTAAGGATTTGAACGTGGTTTACCGACCGGAAGATGGAGAAGTCTACTTTCCCGGTCCGAGGGTAAGCGTACGTGATTTGGTGAATGTTCCCATTACCGTTTATGACTGCACCTTTACGGCCAAGACACAATATGGTTCGGAGCGTTGTGTCATCGCAGTCATCGTGAACGGCGAGAAACAGAAATTTATTACAGACAGCAAGGAGATGAAGAATATCCTTCAGCAGATAAAGGATATTCCGGATGGTTTTCCTTTTGAAACGACAATAAAATCAGAACCCTATGACAAGGGTAAGGTAAAATACATATTTACATGAGAAGAGTGGAAGGAAGTACAGGGGCAAGGCTGCTGGAATGCACGAACCCCGTAAAGAACAAGTGGCGTGTCCGTTGGGATGTACAGGAGCACGAGAACGGAAATGCCTCTTACATGGAAGAAGAATTCAGTCATAAGCCTGCCGATGAGGAGATACGCTCCATGATTATGGCATGGTACAACGACCGGACAGATAAGGCTATTCTCTCGGGTTTCAGTTATGGGAACGTCCCGGTATGGCTGTCAAGTGAAAACCAGTTTAACTACAAGTCGGCTTACGACCTCGCCGTGCAGACGGACGGAAAGACGTTGCCGGTGACATTCAAGTTCGGGACCGACACGGAACCGCACTATCACACGTTTGAAACGCTGGAAGAGTTGACGGACTTCTACACGAAAGCCATGAAGCATATACAGGCAATGCTGGCTGATGGCTGGAAAAAGAAAGATACGTTCGATTTGAAGTTATATAGCAGCGAATAGCAGACAATCCCGTTCGGGGGGGGAGGGATAGAAAAAGCCCCCGGCCTGTTAATAGTCATCTCACCTACATATTAACGAACTGCAAGCGAACCCGCACGACCGGGGGCATAGACCCTCGTCGCGGGTTCGCTTTTTGTGTTCGTATGTAAGTGAGATGTTGCAAAAGTACAAAAAATAATTGGGATGAAGATAATTGAGATACTGAAATTTAACAGGGAACTGCTAAAACGGTTGCAGACAGCCGGAATAAGGCTTGATGATACAAGATACATAGACCTGTACGGCGAATATAAAGACATGCTGGATAGGGGAGAGAAGGTGTCTTACATAGTGGCTCTGCTTGCTGATAAGTATGAGGTGAGTGAACGTAAGGTGTATGGCTTGATAAAGCGTTTCCAGAGCGACTGCAAACCTGTTGCAGTGTGATTTATCGTGTCCCTTCTTTGCTCTGTTTGAAATTTAGGAACTTTGCCATGAGAAAATAAAAACAGAAATGAGAAAGCAATATTTATCAGCACCGCTGCCCTTTGTAGGGCAAAAGCGTATGTTCGCAAAAGAGTTTATCAAAGTATTGGAACAATATCCTGACGGTACCACATTCGTTGACTTGTTCGGAGGTTCCGGTCTGTTGTCACATATCTCCAAGTGCCAAAAGCCGAATTCAACCGTAGTTTATAATGACTATGACAATTACCGTAAGAGACTGGAATCCGTGCCACAGACAAATGCCTTGTTGGCAGAACTCCGGCAGATAGTGTCAGGTGTTCCACGCAATAAACCTATTACAGGAGAGGCGAGGGATAAAGTGTTCGCGTGTATACGGAAATATGAGCAGCGTTATGGATATGTAGATTTTATCACCATTTCGTCGTCCATTATGTTTTCCATGAAATACAAACTGAGTGTTGAGGATATGCAGAAGGAAACGCTGTACAATAAAATCAGGACAACTGACTATCAGCTGTCAGAAGATTATCTGGACGGATTGACCATCGTGTCAGAAGATTATAAGAAAGTGTTTGATAGATATAAGGACGTATCGGGTATTGTGTTCTTTGTTGACCCTCCATATTTAAGTACGGATGTTGGTACTTATAACATGTGCTGGAAATTATCGGATTACCTTGATGTCTTGACAGTCCTTGCCGGACATTCATTTATCTATTTTACTTCCAACAAGTCTTCCATATTAGAACTGTGTGACTGGATAGGCAAGAACAAACTTGTCGGCAATCCTTTTGAGCGGTGTACGAAAGTTATGTTCAATGCACACATGAACTATAATTCATCATACACGGATATGATGCTGTACAAGAAGGCCGTTTAAGTAGTATTTGAAAGCCGTTTGAATGATGAATAAATACCATATAATACTCGACAGGATATTGCGTGAAGGCAAGACACAGTCCAATAAGAAGGGCAATATAAAATATCTCCTGAATGAACGCTTGACCCTGTTCCCGGCAGATTTGCTTGACATATTCGAGAACCACGGGATAGCCCGTAAGAAACTGAAGTCCGAATTGCGACTGTTTATGCAAGGGGAGAGGAATGTGGAACGCTACCGTGATGCAGGGATAAACTGGTGGGACTATTGCGGAGCTGTTTTGGTAAACAGTTATCCTACATATTTTGAAAAATTGCCTCCCTTGATTTCAAAGATAAACCGGGAAAAACGGAACAGTAAGAATTATGTGCTTTTTCTCGGTGAGACCAATGCTGAAACGAACCAGGCTCCCTGCCTGAGCCTTGTACAGTTCCAGATAGATGACGGTGAACTGGTTGTCTCTGCATATCAGCGAAGCAGTGATGCCAATTTGGGATTACCCTCAGATATATATCATTTGTATTTAATGTCCCGACAAATTGATTTGCCATTGAAATCAATAACTTTAAACCTTGGAAATGTCCATGTCTATGAAAATAACATCAAGAGGACGGAAAGGTTGTTGAATGGTGATGAGAATGTAAAATTCGATTTGAATGTATGA